AGCCCAAGCGCAGAAGCAAAATGCAACTTTACAATTCATCCGAGGGGCAACCAATACGGTTGGTCTAATAACACATGATGACCGTAGAAGAAGCCGTAGAAGTTCTTAGCACTACCTACCAATCACTAGATGCGGTTGCACAAGGAATGGTAGTAGATGCCGAAGAACTAGAAGATGCCATTGCCGCCGCTGAAGCGGATTCTGTAGAAGCGGTATGTTTAAAAGTTCTAAGTAAATACAATACATAATATGCAAACGACAATAAAAGACAGTAACGATTTGTTGAACTTCTTGGTAGCCCAATCCGATTCGCGTAAGGATTGGTTTGGGTTTACCGCACAAAAATTAACTGCTATTTCTTTGGCGCATGACATTGCCGCAAACCATGCGGATAAGTTTACGCCCGATGAAATCGTAGATTATGTGCATACGCTAAATAACGCGTTGTATCAAAAGATTATTAAGCCAATGGGTTAAGTATGTCGGGCGTTACCTACAAAATCGAAGGCTTGAAAGATGTATTAGCCGCGTTTGAGGAACTAGCCGCAGATATTGGCGACAAGAAAGCGCGAAGCAAGATTCTAGTACCCGCGGCACGGGAAGCAATGAAACCCGTGTTAACAATGGCGCGAATGAACGCCCCAAAAGATACGGGCGATTTGGCTAGGACAATGCAAATTGAAGCCCGCCGCCCAACTAGAAAAGATATGCGTTCTAAGTACATTACCGAAAAAGATACGGTGATTGCTTTGGTAACAACAAAAGCATTTCCAAAGAAACTTAAAAAAGAATTCTACGAAAAAAATGCGGATTTGTATAAAACAGATAAAGCGCAATACAACCGCGATTTAAAAGAAAGAAAAAGGCAAGTAGGCGTTCTATCGGATGCCCGCGCAATAGCACAAGAATTTGGCACGGCTAGAATGAAAGGGCATCAACCCTTTTTGCGCCCTGCTTTAGAATCCCAAGCCGACCAAACCGCCAAGCGGCTAGGGGAAATTTTGGCAAGGCGTATAAGTAAATATAGGATAAAAAATAGATGACAAAACTAAGTTCAGCATTTGGTGAAAAATACCAAGCAAAACGAAAAGACCTTTTAACCCGTTCGTTTGAATTGGGTGGGCATACTTTTAAAGTATGTATTCCGTTAATGGTTGAATCGGATGCTATCTACAAAAAAGTTTCTACGCCTGATGAAGAAACGATAGAAAAAATCTACCAAGAAATCACCGCCCCATTGCGGCAGTTTGAAAACAACCAAAGCGAAGATTTCCAATTTACGGATAATGATATTTTGGTTGAAGGGCGTTCTATGCGCGAAGCCGCTAAGAACAAAGCCATCACCGAAGCCCGCATTACCGAGTTCTTTAAATTGCTAGTTCCTGAAATGGAAGGCGTAAGTTTAGAAGATTTGACCTATGCCGACATTCAAGAAGAATTCCCTATTGCCGTGCAAATGCTAATCGTAGAAAAGATTGGCGAAGTAATTAGCCCGACCTACAGGGAAGCGCGGGGAAACTAATAGGCTCGTTGAAAAGCCAATGCCTAGCCGCAATGATTTTCAACGGGCATACCCTAGACACAATTAACGAATTAGACGATGTAACCTTGGCAAACATTCAAACAATGTATGCCGATGGATTGATTGGGAATTATGGCGTTCTTACGCAATTGGCAACCCTGACAAACGGGGTATTTAATTACATGAGAACGGCAAATTCACCGCCATATAAACTAGCCAACATTTTGGGTAGTGCGTATGATTACATCTACCCGCCTTTATCTGCTGATAGTAAAAAGGCGGCGGTAAACGATAGCCTATTAGCATTTATGCAACAGGCGCAAGGATTTGATAAAACATTGTTTGGGGTAAAAGATGGCTAATATGATTGCCCGCCTAGGCGTAGCCCTAGGGATAGATACCGCGGAATTTAATAGAGGTATTGATGCCGCGGGTAAGAAGTTAGAACAGTTTAGCGAAGCCGCCGAAAAATTTGGCAAGATAGGCGCGGTTGCATTGGTTGCCGCTAGTGCCGCCGCACTTAAATACGCCGATGATTTAGCCGATGTAGCCGATGCTAACGAAGTAGCCATAGGCACGGTTTTACAGTTATCCAACGCCCTTGCTAATTCAGGCGGCAAAGCCGACAACGCGGGCAAGATGCTATCGGCGTTTGCAAAGTTTATTGACGATGCCGCGGGCGGTTCAGAACAAGCGCAGAAAACTGCCAAAGCGTTGGGCGTTACTTTGCAAGACTTGGGCAAACTTTCCCAAGAAGAATTATTAAACAAACTGGTTGCCAACTTAGCCAAAGTTGAAGACCCGATTACGCGTAATGCTAAAGCAATGGAAATATTTTCCAAAGCGGCAAAAGGCGTTGATATGGTTGGTTTTGCCGAAAGAATGTCGGAAACAAACCCGTTAATTCAAGAACAAGAAAAAGCAATTAAAGCCGCCGCAGATACTTACGATTTGTTGGCGCAAACATCACGCGATGTAATGTTAGTTTTGGCTACGGAACTAGGGCCAATTTTAAAATCAACCATTGATTACATTAAAACAATGAGTGACTACGGCGTGTCACTTGGTAGCATTTTTAAAGTTGTATTTCAAACGGTTGCGGTTCTTGGTGCTAATGTTGCATTTGTCTTTAAAGGTATTGCTGATGAAATTCAACATACCTATAACAACGCGGTTACTTTAGTAACCAAAGGCGTTGATGCGGCTATTGCGGCAAATAAAAAATACGATGCCTACCGTGCATCACAACGCCAAAACTTAGACTTCTTTGAATCACAAGTAATGGGTACAAGTTACGGGCGTAGTGGTGTTCACCCCGACCGAACAGATAACTTAAAATCAAAATCTAGTAGTAGCGGCGGTCGAACCGTAACTGATGCCGATGAAAAAGAAAGAAAACGATTAGCAGAAGCCGCCGCACGGGAAGCAAAGCGATTAGCAGAAGCCCAAGAAAGGGAACAAGCAAGGCTATTAGAAAAATACAGAAGGGAACTTCAAGAACAAGATAAAAATGCAACAAGGGCAGAATATCAAGAAGTTACGGCATATCAAAATGCTATAGCAACAATCAGGGCAAAAGAACAAGCCTTAAAAATTCAAAATGATATTGCATTGATAGAAAAAACAACGCAAGATTTAAGAAGTGAAGATATAAAACTTGCAAAAGATTTATATTTAAACGAACAACAAAGGCTAGAAAATATTAAAGAAATACAAAAAAATAATATTTTAGATGCCGAATCAAAAGAACATTTAATTTCACAAGAAAACGCATTAGCCGATGCGACCGAACGCTATCTACGCGCACAAAACCAAGCGGTTAAAACGCAACGCGAAGGCACAAGCGAACAAGGCTTTATGAAAGAAGGCGCAAAGTTCTTTAGGGACTTGCCAACAGAATTAGAAAACGGCGCAAAGGCTTTTGGTTCTGTAATGGGCAACATGGAAAGCGCATTAGATAACTTTGTTCGCACGGGAAAGTTATCGTTTAAGAGTTTGGCGCGTAGCATTATTCAAGATTTGATTGCCATTCAATTACGCGCATCTGCAACGGGTTTGTTTAAATCATTGTTTGGGATGTATGCAAGCGGCGGCTTTGGTACTGGCAACGCATACGGCAATCAAGACCTTGGCGGTTTCTTAGCCGATGGCGGTTCTGCTAATGCTAATACGCCTTATGTGGTCGGGGAACGCGGGCCTGAACTGTTTGTACCCCGTTCATCAGGTACAGTAATACCTAACCATGCTTTAGCGGGCGCGGGCGGTACTACGATGGTCACAAACAACTACATTAACGCCATTGATACTAAATCGTTTGAAGAACGCCTATACGGTAGTTCTAACGCGATTTGGGCGGCAAATCAATATGCTAATAAATCGTTGGCGGTGAATAGGGGTCGGGCATGAGTTTTCAAACCATCTTTGAAATACAACAATCAATGACGGTTAACAACCGCCGTATGGTTGGACAACAAGTAGCGCGTTCGGGTTATATCACCGTGGCGCAATACCTAACCGCCGTGCCTTGGGTGTTTACTATCCAACCCCATGCCTACCTTTACTATCCGCAAGTTCGGGATGTAATCCAATCTATTGATAACAAAGATAGGCAACTACCCGAAACCATTACTTTCAATAGTACAAATTTATCTTGGTTTACTGAAATGCGCGGCACGGCTACGGCGGCTACGCTAAACGGTGCGCCCGCGGCTAATACGCAAACACTTGCTTTAACTTCTAACGGCACATTTAAAGCGGGCGATTTTATTATGATTAACGGTTACACCTACAAAATAACCGCGGATAGCGCGGGTTCATCAGTAGGCATCAATCGACCTTTGATTGGTTCGCCCGCATCAGGCACAACGGTTAGCATTGGCAATGCTTGCACATTTACGGTGGTTGCAGAATCTTGCCCAACCTATACACTTAACCCAATGACGGATGGCGCGTTTGTGCAATGGGATGCCCCGTTTGTTTTCCGTGAGTACATAACATGACAACAATTAACGCCGTAACTGGTTCACAAATCAACCATGCGGAATTTGTAAAACTTACCGTAGGCAATGCGGCAACGGTTTACACATTCTGCAACGCCGCCGCACCTATCACGGTTGGCGGGATTACCTTTGCTAACCTTGGTGCGCTACTTAGCGTTGGTGATGTTCAGCGCGACATTAAAGGCACATCTGACGATATGACTATTGCGTTGACAGGCATTGACCCAACCAATGTAGGCATCATTTTAAGTAACGACATTAAAGGTTCTTTGGTAGAAGTTTGGCGCGGTTTCTTTGACAGTAACAACCAAATCATTACTACGCCTACAACCCAATTTTTTAAACGCTATCAAGGCATCATCAATAGCGTTTCTATTACCGAAGATTTCAACACGGATGCAAGAACTAGGATTGCAACTTGTTCTATTTCTTGTTCATCAATGCGCCGCGTTTTGGAAAACAGATTGTCGGGCGTTAAAACCAATCAAAACAATTGGCAATTTATTTATGCGGGCGATACATCAATGAATCGCGTAAGTGAAATTTCTAATACATTTTTTGATTTTGGTTCACCGCCAAAAACACAAACACAAGCAAGTGAAACAACAGTTACTTCAGATTACGAAAATTCTAAAGAAGTTCCATGATAAGACCCGCAACAAGATATGACATCCCTAGACTGTTAGAAATTGTGGAGGCATACGCCTATGAAAATCCTATTAAAAAACTTGGTCAATCGAATAATCATTTTCCCCGCTATGTTGAAGAACTATTGTTTAGCATCATTCAAGGGCGTGGGTTCATTTATATCGATTCGCATCTTAGGGGCGCGATTGTGGCTTATAAAAGTTCTAACATTTGGTCGCCAAAAGTAAAAGAGTTAAACGAATTATTGTGGTGGGTAGAACCTGAATACCGCAATGGAACGATTGGCGGTCGCCTTTGGAAAGCGTTTGATGAACGCGCAAAGGAAATGCTAAAAGCGGGCGATGTAGATTTTGTTTGTACTTCAATTTCTGCTAACGGTCCTTTGATTGATTACACGCGCAGGGGCTACAAAGCCCTTGGCGCAACTTTTGTTAGGGAATAAAAATGGTAGCAACAATGATTGCCGCGGGCGCGTCATGGTTAGCAGGGGCAACAGGAATGAGCATTGCTTATGCTACCTTTGCCGTAAACTTTGCTTTATCAATGGTTGTGTCTAGAATTTTTGCTGATAACCCTGAGACTCAGCAAGATATGGGCGTTAGGCAACAAGTACCGCCAAGCGCGGTTAATGCTATTCCCGTTGTTTATGGTGCGGCGTACATGGGCGGCACATTTGTTGATGCGGTTCTGACAACCGACCAAAAAACAATGTACTATGTTTTGGCTATTTCTAGCATTAGCCCTAATGGTACTTTTACATTTGATACCGCCGATATGTATTACGGCGATAGAAAAATTACTTTTGATGGTTCAGATTTAACCAAAGTAGTTAGCCTTACCGATGAAGCGGGGAATGTAGATACAAAGGTTAGCGGCAATCTTTATATCAATCTTTATACATCTACAACGGGTGGAACAATTACATCCGCAAATGGCGCATCAGCACCTAGCACGGTTATGGGCGGTTCTGATATTTCCGTTGGTCAGCGTTGGACAGGAACGCGGCAAATGAATGGTTTGGGCTTTGCCATTGTCAAACTAATTTACAACCGCGATGCAGATACTACACAACTTTCACCAATCACATTTAAAGTAGCGCATACATTGAACGGCACAGGCGTAGCCAAAGCGGGCGATGTTTGGTATGACTACATGACCAACGCGGTTTATGGCGGTGCAGTAGATGCGGCATTTGTTAATAGCACAAGCGCAACCGCATTAAACGCGTATGGCGACCAAAACATTACATTTACAAATAGTAGCGGCTCACCATCAACGCAACCGCGCTATCGTATCAATGGCGTATTAGATGCAGGGCAATCGGTTCTTTCTAATGTTGACCGCATTGTTTCCGCTTGCGATTCTTGGATGACATACAACGCCGCATTAGGTCAATGGTCGGTAGTAATTAACAAAGCCGAATCTACGGCGTATGCGTTTGATGATGACAACATCATTGGCGAAATTCGCGTTAGTGCAACCGACATTACTTCATCTATTAACCAAGTTGAAGCGCGATTTCCGTTTAAAGAAAACCGCGACCAAGCCGCGTTTGTTAACATTGAAACGCCTAGCGGTTTACTGTACCCCAACGAACCCGTTAACAAGTATTCAATTACTTACGACATGGTTAACGATTCCGTGCAAGCAAATTACCTTGCCAATCGTTTGTTAGAACAAGCACGGGAAGATTTAATTGTAGGTTTCAGCACTACTTATTATGGCATCCAAGTAGATGCGGGCGATGTAGTTAGCGTTACCAATTCTGATTACGGATGGAACGCAAAACTATTCCGCGTGATGAAGGTTAACGAAGCATCTTTACCCGATGGTTCGCTAGGCGCAAGATTGGAAATGTCAGAGTACAACGCACAAGTTTATGACGACCAACCCATTACGCAATTTTCACCTATTCCTAATTCAGGCTTGCCATCAGTTAGTTATTTTTCTCCTCTTGCCGCACCTACAGTAACTGGTTTTGCTACCGCAACTATTCCGTACATCAATGTACAAGTATTAGTGCCTACGACAGGGCGTGTGACTTTTGGTAATTTATTTTGGACAACAACGGCAACGCCTACAGCGGCAGATTGGAAATTGGTAACAAGTGCGGCATCAGCAAATGGACAGCCCGTGCAAAACGGTGCGTATTACACATTTTCAAACATTACGTTAAACACGGGCACTTATTATTTTGCTTATAACGTAGGCAATGATGTTACGACTTCAATATTAAGCCCTATTAGCGCGGCACTGGTGTGGAATCCTGTTGCCGCTTCGGGACCTTTTGTGGACATATCCGGTTTCACAGGATTTAGTAAAAATGCGGCAGGCACAGTTATTACACCCGCATCATCGGTATTAACGGCAGTTGTGCAAAACGTAACAAGCCCAACGTATGCGTGGGCTATTACGGGCGCAACGCCCACAACAGGTTCTGCGTCAACAATCACAATTACACCTTCTTTGGCGGCTTCAAGCGTTACAGCGTCTTTGACTGTAAATGGCAGTAATTTAACAACGCCTATTGTTCGCACCATAACAATGCCTATTACATTAGATGGCTCTGGCGGCACAGCCGGTTTAAATAGTGCTACGGTGTATTTGTACAACAAGAACACAACTACAACGCCACCGGCTTTGTTTAGTGGCACGTTTACTTACACGTTCACATCAGGGGTTTTAAGTGGCGGCACATTAAACGGATGGTCACAAACGCCACCGGCTATTGCGGCAGGCGAGTTTTTGTTTTTGTCATTGGCAACTGCTTCAAGCACAGCGGCAACGGATAGTATTCCAACCGCAGAATTCTCTACACCACAAGTTATTAGTGGTACAGGAACAAACGGCACTAATGGCGCAAACACTGCCATCGTTTCTCTGTTTAACTCAAATACAAGTGCAGTAACACCGCCTACATCGCCAAGCGGTACGTTTACATACACTTTTGCAACTGCGGTTTTAAGTGGTGGAACTTTAAATGGTTGGTCACAATCTGCGCCAACTTTAACAACCGGTCAATACCTATGGCAAAAACAAGCAACCGCTTTTTCAAGCGCGGCAACGGATACTATTACAGCAGGTGAATTTAGCGGTGCTGTTGTTGTTGGTGGAGTTGGTACAGATGGCTCTGCGGGCAATAGTTTTCGCATTGCGTATTACACGCAATCGCAATCACTAAGCGCACCTAGTGTTTCCCCTAATCCTACAACGGGTAGCACATCCTTTCCTACAAGCGTTGCATGGGCAGGCACTATTACATCCCCTACAGCCGGTCAATCACTTTGGGCAATAGATGGAACTTATGTACCAACTACAAACCAAACAACTTGGTCTGCGCCTTATTTAACCCAAGGTTTTCCGACAACAATTCAATCTGACAACTACGTTTTAAATACTTCCGGTTGGCAAATTCAGCGTAATACTGGCGATGCGTTTTTTAACAATGGAACTTTTAGGGGAAATGTAGTTGCGGGCAATGTGCTATCAGCGACCGCAACATTAGGCACAACTTCAGGCGCAAATTATTGGTTGCGTGGTTCTGATGGCGCGGCTTATTTTGGTGGAGAAACCACTGTAAGCGGGAAGTTCACAGTCAATGGGTCTTTTGCTCAAGCCGGAATTGGCAATATTAGCGCGGCAGTTACAGGTAACGCGGGTGGCGCATCTTTGTACGTTACTAATAGTTCTACAGGTGCTAGTGTTTATAGCAACAACACGGGTTCTGGTACAGCCGGAATTTTTTACGGTAACACAACCGGTGCTTTTGGATTGCCTACAGTTTATGCAATCAATACAGGAACGGGGCTTGGTTTGCGTGCAGATTCAGTAGGCACTGCCGCCCAATTTAGTAGTTCAAGTGGCGGTTATGCAATTATTGCTTCTAGTAGTTTGTCACCTTGCGTATTTTTTCAAGGCGACTTAGGTTTGGGCTATAGCAACAGCCGAGGTTCTGTTTGGACATTGTTAGCCCCATCAACTACCGTTGCGGCGGCGGCATCCTATTATTTAAACAGCAATGGAACTTGGCAAACAACTGCATCCATTGTGCCAAGCCTTTCAAGCGATTCAAATTCACTTGGTGGCTTTGTTGCGGCATCATGGGCAAGAATTTTTGTCGGTGATACAGGAACTGCAAATGCGGCTGGTTCTGGAATGAATTTTAATTGCACAGTTTCAGGCGTACAGTTTTCAGGTGCATCAAATACATTAACGCTTCAACCAGTATCAGATAGAAGATTAAAAGAAAACATACAACCTGAAACACTTGGTCTAAATTTTATTAAGGCTTTAATTCCAGTTACTTACAACATGATTGGACAAACCCGTAAAGCGCATGGTTTTATACATGACCAAGTACAACCTTTGATTTCTGGCAATAATGATTCATTAAGTATGATTAATCAAGATGGCATGGGCGGCGTTGACTATATGTCATTGATTGCGCCATTGGTTAACTCTATACAAGAACTTTCTGCTCAAGTTGAAGAACTTAAAAAACAGATTCCAAAAATATAAATTTTGCATTAAACTAGCGACAATACAAGACACATTCCCCCGCGAGTACGCGGATGTTTTACCTATGTATAGGAAACGCTAAAATGGCATTATTTTCTAAAAATGTAATCACGCAAGTAAGTGGTTTTGATAACCCCTTGATTACTGGTGAACTTGTTTATAACCAACGCACCTATTGGAATCTGCAAATGACATCCGATGGCGTTCCTGTTAATTTAACGGGTACAACCATTGTGGCAAGCATTGTTCGCCGTACAGTTTCTAATTTGATTGATACGCGCAATGGTTTATCGTTTGATGTAGCAAACTACACGCCGCCCCCCGCTTCTATCAACCTAACGATTAGCAATATAGTCAACGCTAATGGTTCGTTTACCTTAGTGATTGATGATTCTGCTTGGAGTTTAATTACAAGCGACCCCGAATTGAATATTGATGCGGTTGACCCTGCTTGTTTTACGGGTCGCATCAAAATTAGTTTCCCTGCCAACTCGCCAACGCCCGCCCAAGACAACATTATATTTTTAATGTTCTTGGTTCGTTCGGATGGTGTTGTTGTTATCTAAAGGGAAATCATGTCAAACATTAAAGTTACCGTTCAAGACGCAAACAATCTTTTGTTGGAAGTTACGCCCGTACCTATTCAGCAAATTGCAATTGACAGGGGCGTAGCGGGTCGCGGCGTTACTGATGTTACTGCGATTGAAATTGATAATTCCCTGTACCTTGTTTTTACTTTTAGCGATGGCACTACGGAAACCGTTGGCCCTGTAGGTACGATTCAATACATTGGGCAAGCCCCAATCGTTGTTACTGGTTCAACAATCAGTTTAAGCACCGTACCCGTCAACTTAGGCGGCACGGGCGCAACTACCGCAAGCGGTGCGCGTACCAACTTAGGTTTGGGTACTATCGCTACGCAAAATGCCAGTAGCGTTGCCATTACTGGTGGCACTATTACAGGAATTACTGACCTTGCCGTTGCTGATGGCGGCACGGGCGCAAGCGATGCGGCAGGGGCAAGAACAAACCTTAACGCGGCTAACCAAGCAACAACCATTACCGCGGGTACGGGGCTTTCGGGCGGCGGTGATTTATCTGCTAACCGCACAATTGACATTGCAAATACAACGGTAACTGCGGGTGCATTTGGTTCTGCATCTAACACCCTTACGGCTACAGTAAATGCACAAGGTCAGTTAACCGCATTGGCGGCAACCCCGATTGCAATTGCAAATACCCAAGTATCGGGTTTGGGTACGATGTCAACGCAAAATTCCAATGCCGTAACAATTACGGGTGGAAGCATAACAGGCATTACCGACCTAGCCCTTGCTGATGGCGGTACAGGCGCATCTAACGCCCCTGATGCGCGTTCTAATCTTGGCTTGGGTAGTGCGGCAGTATTGAACGCGGGCGTTGCTCTAGGCGTTGCTACGCTAGATGCGGGCGGTACTGTACCTTTGTCGCAAATCCCTGCAAGTATTCAGGGCGGCGTAAGTTACCAAGGCGCATGGAACGCATCAACCAATACGCCTACGCTTGTATCTAGCGTTGGTAGCAAAGGTTACTATTATGTTGTTTCCGTTGCGGGCAATACAAACCTTAACGGTGTAACCGATTGGTTGGTAGGCGATTGGGCAATCTACAACGGTACGGCATGGGAAAAGATTGATAACACCGACCAAGTGGCAAGCGTTAACGGCTACACGGGCGTTGTTGTTTTGTCTAACACCGATGTTGGCGCACCGCCTACAAGCCTAACAATCAGCGCGGGAACGGGTTTAACTGGTGGTGGTAGCCTAGCCGCCAACCGCACCCTTTCAATCGCCAATACAACCGTTACCGCCGCCCCTTATGGTACGGCAAGCGCAGTTCCTACGTTTACAGTTAATGGTCAGGGTCAACTAACCGCCGCTTCTAATGTAACAATTGCCATTGCCAATACGCAAGTATCAGGGCTTGGCACTATGTCAACCCAAAACGCAAATAGCGTTGCCATTACAGGCGGTAGCATCACGGGCATTACTGATTTGGCTATTGCCGATGGCGGTACGGGTGCAAGTACAGCGGGCGGCGCATTAACAAACCTTGGTGCGATTGGTTCTATTACATCTTCTGATGGTTCTATTGTTGTTGTTCCATCGGGTACATCGGTTGATTTGGCGGTATCTGCGGCATCACCCGCTTCTACTTTGTTAACGCAAGTTCGTAACACTACGGGCGCGACATTAGCCAAGGGAACGGTTGTTTATATCTCAGGTGCTACGGGTCAGATTTCAACCGTATCAAAAGCGATTGCAACAGGCGATACTACATCGGCTCAAACCTTGGGCATGATAACAAGCAACTTAGCAAACAATACAAACGGATATGTAACCGTTTTTGGTTTGCTTACAAACATAGATACATCGGCATACACCGATGGCGCACAACTTTATTTAAGCGGTACGGTAGCGGGCGCGGTAACGGCTACAAAACCATCTGCGCCTATCCACTTGGTTTACGTTGCCGTTGTTGAATACGCGCATCCAACGCAAGGTAAGTTGTTGGTTAAGGTACAAAACGGATATGAACTTGATGAAATTCATGATGTATCAATTGTTAGCCCCGTAACAGGACAAACACTTGTTTACAACTCAAGCACCGATTTATGGGTTAACAATACTGTTTCATTGACTGTGGGTGTTAACGGTACATTGCCTATCGCTAATGGTGGTACAGGGCAAACAACGGCTAACGCGGCGTTCAATGCTTTAGCACCAAGCCAAACAGGTAATGCAAGCAAGTATCTGCAAACAGATGGTTCAAATGCTACTTGGGATGCAATCAGTTTATCGACTGCTGACATTACAGGTATTTTGCCTGTAGCCAATGGCGGTACTGGACTTAGCACATTGACAGCGGGATACATTCCGTTTGGTGCGGGCACGTCTGCATTTAACTCTAGTGCTAATTTGTTTTGGGATTCTGCTAATTTTAGATTAGGAATAGGCACTACAACACCATCTGTAAAACTTCACGTTTCTGGTGCTTCATCGGGTGCAACACTTGAATTATTAAGGCTTGCAAATACTGGCACAGGTGCAAACACATTATCACAGTTGACGTTTTATGCGGCTAATACAAACTACGGAAATATTACTAGTGGGTATGGTGCATCTGCCCCGCAAATGGTATTTAACTTACCTAATGCAACAGTTGGAAACTACATTTGGCAAAATAATTCTACTGAATCAATGCGGCTTGATACGACCAATAATTTATTGGTTGGCACAACTACAAACACAAACACATCAAAGTTAGTTGTCAACGGCACTATCAGTCAAACAGTAGGCGGCACTCAGTATCTAGTTGTTGACCAATCCGATATTGGCACAGGTGCTAATGAAATCCCATTGAATCAGTATCTAGGCAACCTTGCTTATGAAGACAATACAAACTTGCCATCAGTAGGCGTTGGCTCGGGTACTGCGGCATTGCCGTCTATCTTTGCCGCTACGGATACTAACACAGGCATCTTCTTCCCTGCTGCCGACACTATTGCTTTTACTGATGGTGGTGTGGAGTCTATGCGCATAACTAGCGCAGGTAACGTAGGTATTGGTGCTACTGCACCCTCATCAAAATTATATGTTGCTGGTGGAACAAACGACCAATTACTTCGTGTTGGTAATACAAACGCACTTAACAGTCAGTACGTATCAATTTACGCTAGTAGCGCTTTATCGTTTTACAATAGCGTAAACACACAAAACACCACGTATGGAAGCCATATTTGGAATTCACAAAATAGTGTTGATACTGTAGAACGTATGCGCATTAACAGCGCAGGTAACGTAGGTATTGGTACAAGTTCTCCTGCCAACAAACTTCACGTTGTTGGAACATCGCAATTCAACGTAGGGGCTTATGCAACAGGCTACGCACTGACTCTTTCCGCATCTTCTGAAACTTCTCGCACATATCAAATTGGCATGGTCACTGGTGGCAACCTTGCCATTTACGATTCAAGCGCTTCTGCAACTCGCTTGACCCTCGACTCCTCAGGCAATCTAGGCTTGGGAGTTACTCCGAGTGCTTGGCTTTCTTCTGCTAGGTCAATAGATGTAAGTGGATATTCCTCATACGCAAACTTTAATAATGCTACTGGGGTAATAAACAATGCTTTTTACAACGCAAGTTCACAATGGATTTATAGGAATACTGCATCCGCTTCAAATTACTATCAAATATCAGGTTCTCATATTTGGCTAAACGCACCATCAGGCACAGCAGGAAACACTATCTCCTTTACTCAGGCGATGACTTTGGATGCCACTGGGAATTTGATTGTTGGCCGTACAAGTTCTGGAGCACGACTTGATGTTCAAGGGACAACTTCTGATTCATCTGCAAACGCATTGTTTATTCGCAATAGTGTCGGTAACGCAATGATGGTCGTTCGTAATGATGGGCGATACGTTTTAGGTAATGGAACTGTAGATAACGTAGTTATTACAAGCGCAGGCGAATTGCTTGTCGGTTTTACTTCTGCTACTGGTGTTGCAAAACTTCAAGTGTCTGGTGCGTTAAGAACAACTGGTTTTACTGTTGCAACATTGCCCGCAGGAACTGTTGGAATGAGAACTTATGTAACGGATGCACTAGCCCCATCTTTCAGCGCAACAGTTACCGGAGGTGGTGCTGTCACTATCCCTGTTTTTTACAATGGTACAAACTGGATTGTTGCTTGACATGAATTATTTAAAGCACAACTTCAAATAAACGTAAGGAATAATTATGGCAATCCAAACCAATTTCCCCGCAATCAAACCATCGCTCATGTTGGACTTTGCTAATACAAAGCAATTAGACCCTCGTATCACGTTTACTAGAGCAAGCACTGCTACTTTTTACAATGGCGTGACAACTGCTAAAGCAGAAGAAAACTTGTTTTTATACAGCCAAGATTTTACTAATGCCTTTTGGATTAAAACAGTTACTACTGTTGTTGCTAATGCGGCAGTTGCGCCTGATGGCACTTCTACTGCAACTTCATTTCCCGCTGTTACTTCTGGAACATTAAATGCTGTGGGCAATAATTCAACAGTTGGAACATCTGGTCAGCCTTTAGTCATTAGTATTTATGCAAAAGCAAATACTGCTAGTTTTTTACAAATTACTCCTGCAACGGCAATTCTTGCTTCTGCTTATGCCAATTTTGATTTAAGTACAGGTACAGCAGGAAATATTGCGGGTACTGGTTTAACTTCATCTATCACATCTGTTGGAAATAGTTGGTATAGATGTGTAATTACAATTGCTTCTTCTTCCGGAACTGGTGCAATTGTTTTTTCTTTAATTGATTCAAACACATCTGCTAGACAATCAGCATACACAGGCACAGCAGGAAATAATATTTATATTTGGGGCGCACAAGCAGAAATACGCAGTGCAGTCTCAGCCTACACAGCAACAACAACGCAAGCCATCACAAACTACATCCCTGCTTTGCAAACAGCGGCTAGTGGCGTTGCTAGGTTTGATAACAACCCTACTACTGGTGAATCATTGGGATTGTTGATTGAGGAGAGTAGGACTAATCTGTTTACTTACTCAAGTGCTTTTGATGATGCAAGTTGGATAAAGACCTCTGTGTCGGTAACAGGAAATACTGTTATTTCACCTGATGGTACATTGACTGGTGATAAACTTATTAGCGATTCAGCAAGCGGATTTCATAGCATTAGTCAATTACTTGCATCTAAAACTGCATCTACCGCCTACACCTTTTCCTTTTACGCAAAAGCAGGAGAGATTGGTTTTTGCTTGCCTAACTTATCTTCTGGTTTAACTGGCAGTCAAGTTGCTTGCCTTGTTAATTTATCAACTGGTGCAGTCACGGGGGTTAGTGCTGGATTAACGGCTACAACCACTAGCGTTGGAAATGGTTGGTGGCGTATTGTGCTTACGGCTACTGGAGCGGCAAATACCACAGGCTTTGCCTCAACCATTAACACTACTGACGCATCTGGAACCAGTTCGCACACAGGCAACGGCTTCTCAGGTATTTACATTTGGGGCGCACAACTAGAAGTAGGTGCATTTGCTACAAGTTACATCCCCACAGTAGCATCACAAGTCACACGGGCGGCTGATGCGGCATCAATGACGGGAACTAACTTTTCTACTTGGTATAACCAAGCGCAGGGAACTATCTATGCTGAGGGTGCAACTACTCCTAGCGCACCATCTTACAGTCCAATTTTAGAAGTTAGCAGTTCCAACAACCCCTCAGGTAATAGATATTCGTTTGGTGTGCAATCTTTTTCTTCTATTCCGCAAGTTAATTTGTATGTATTGCAAAACAACTCAATACAAGTGAATGGAATTACATCTGGCGGTCAAATTATGGCTAACAATATTACCGGAAAATCTTCATTTGTTTACAGGGTTGATGACTTTGCAATTAGTGGAAATGGTGCAACTGTTGCTACAGACACTTCTGGTTTAATTATTAACGCAAATCAATTACAGATTGGTAAAGATGAATCTGGAAGATACTTTAACGGCTTTCTTAAAAAAATTGCGTATTACCCCCTGCGTGTGACCAACGCTCAACTTCAAGCCTTAACTTCATAAAGGAAATATCATGTCAGCAACAACAACTTGGGTTATCGAATGGATGCAATGCGTCCCTACGGATGGCAGTCTTACCGATGTGGTGGTAACTGCGGGATGGCGGTGCAATGGCGTACAAGATGAGTACACCGCAACCATCTATTCAACCTGTTCATTCCCTATGCCTGAAGAAGGCCAGTTCACGCCATACGCTGATTTGACGCAAGAACAGGTGCTTGGATGGTGCTATGCCAATGGCGTTGACCAAACGGCTACAGAGGCCGCTATTCAACAAAACATTGACAATCAAATTAACCCCCCAATCGTGCAACCCCCTTTGCCTTGGGTTACAGCATAATATTGATGGGTAAACCGCCAACCCTAATGGCGGCTTTTTCTAGGAAACTAAAATGCAAGACATTACATTGACTCTATCTGTTGAAGAAACAAACGCAATTTTGCAAGTGTTAGGCGATTTGCCTACAAAAACGGGCGCATGGAACTTGGTTGTAAAAATCAAGAAACAAGCCGATGACCAAACGAAAGCACCACCTGATGCCATCCAATGATGTTGAATCTAGGTTAGATAGTCACGAAGCCGTTTGTACATTGCGTTATGAAATGCTTTGTGCGCGGCTCAAGCGTTTAGAAGGCGTATTGATCAAGGCTTGCGGGGCTATGCTTATCGGCATGGCGGGCGTTATTTATTCATCTTTGATACACTTGAAATGAAAGATTACGCCGTTGCATTTGTTGCGGCGGTTTGTTTAATTGCTACCGTTCTTTGGGCGGTTTTTATATTGGTATGGGTTTGGTATGGTCACGGCTAAAAAAACCGCTAAAACACCCGCTAAAGCCCCTGCAAAGGTAGCCGCCGTTAAGCGTTCTACCCCAAGAACTAAACCCGCGCCTATACCCGCGCCCGCGCCCGCGCTTGAAGCCAAACCCGAACCTAAGAACCAAACCAATGTTGACAAAATTATTGGCTTGATTGAATGGGTTGATAACCCGTTTAAATTGTTTACGGTAATCCTTTTATCGTTTCTTTTCTTTGCGGGTTACTTTGCTTGGGATTCACGGCAAGTAATCTTACACGCGATTACTACGCAAGATAAGATGCCGCAACTGGCAAAGCAAGAAGATTTGCTACCGCCCGCACAATCATTGATGAAAGATGTTGACGGGCTTATTTTGTTAGTTCACAAAGCAAACTTGACAAGCAATTCCCGCACAACTGTTTTAGCCTTAAATGCCGATGGAACGCGTGAAAAGAAAATAGAAGGAACGGTTACATCATTGTTTAACGCAAGCGCAGATAGAAATAGCGCAATGGTTGCGATGCTGAACGGTGAAGTTTTATGCGAAGAATTTAACCCGTCATCTAAGGTTGGTGAATGGGGCGTAAAGCAAGGCGTTAAGTTTATGTGCCGCGGTAGCATCCCGCCCGACTTAGGAAAGTTTGCGGGTTATGTTGCCATAGGATTTAAAGACAAAGTAGAAGATATTGCCGCACTTAAAACGCGAATCAATCTAGCCGCAACGGATATGGCAGATGAATGAAGTGGCTTATACTTTTATTTGCATTGGTGATTGCGGGTGCGGTCGCCAAAGATGGATGCCATGTGCGCGAGTTTTACGGCATTGGCTACACGGTACATGACCCGACAGAACGCTATCTAAAAATGATGGCGTGGTTAAAGACAAACGCGCCATACTGCAAGCAATCGGATTATGTGGTGATGTGGAACAACCTAGGCGAATGGGCGGGTACATCTGATAGCGTATTGTTACGACAGGAAATAATACACGGGTACAAAAATGCAGGGGTTAAAAATGATAATCCCAAGTAAATGGTATCCAACCGTGCAACCGCGGCATGATGTACAAACTGTAGCGTTTGATAGGATGGTTAAGCGCGTACAAGAAGATTACGACAATGCGATAAAAGCGCGTAAAGTTGAAACTGTTAATCACGAATTGGATGTAGAACTTTATAACAAGCGGGCGCGGGTTAACCAACTTGAACTAGAAATGTTCACCGACCGCCGCAGATTTCAAATTTTTGTTTAAGGAACATTATGCTAACTTTACTTTCTACTTTGATTTCTTTTTTGATGGGCGGCTTACCCAAGATTCTTGATTTCTTTCAAGATAAAGCCGACAAGTTTCACGAATTGCAATTAGCGCGGTTGCAGATTGAACGCGAATTAGAAATGCGTAAGTTGGGATATGAAGCGCAAGAACGCGTAGAACATATCCGTAGTGAACAACTGGCAACCGAATCCGCGGCAAACACTACGCAAGCCCTGATAGGCGCACAACAAGCGGAAATCCAAGCCATCTACGCGCACGATACATCTTTGAATGAAGGTACATCGCAATGGATGCGTAACCTACGCGCATCGGTTCGCCCCGTCATTACCTACGGTTTCTTTTTCTTGTTGTTGTTTGTTGATGTAGGTTTGTTTGCCTACGGTTGGCATCAGGGCGCATCGTTTGTTGACCTTGCCGAAATGCTTTGGGATTCTGATACGCAAGCATTGTTTGCATCTATTATTGCTTTCCACTTTGGCGGCAGGGCGTTTGGAAAATGAAAGTTTCCCACAAAGCCATAAAGATGATTCAGCATCACGAAGGGGTTAGGCAACGCCCGTATAGATGCCCTGCTAAACTTTGGACAATCGGGGTTGGTCACGTTATGTACCCCGAACACGGCAAACTTAAAATTGAAGAACGCGTAGGCTTGCCGTTACGACCTGAAGATGAACGCATCTTTTCAATGGATGAAGTAAATGCAATTCTTAGATTTGACCTTGATAGATTTGAACGCGGCGTGGAAAAGTTTTGCCCCGTACCACTTACACAAGGTATGTTTGACGGGCTATGCAGTTTTGCTTTTAATGTTGGTTTGGGAACACTTCAAAGAAGTACGCTACGCCAAAAGTTATTACGCGGCGATAAAGAAGGCGCGGCAGAAGAATTACTAAAATATTGCATGGCGGGCGGCAAGGTTCTAAGAGGGCTACAGAACCGCCGCATCGATGAACGCGCATTGTTTTTAAGTTGATTCCAAATTAAAGTTTGAATTCATTGCTTCTTCAAAATTAAAGTATTCTTTAAAACATTCTTTAAAATAAAGTTGTTGTTCACCGTAACCAACTAATTTACGGTTGTAAACAAATACTTTTTTTGGCAAGCGCATTTGCCCGTTTATGTAATTGATGCCTTTTTGCGTAATGCGCCAATAGCCCGAACCCTTTACGTCTTTTTTATCATTTGGGTGCGATTCAATCAATCCCCAATAACGCATATTGGTAAAAGTTTTAGCCCGCATAAATTCGCGTGGTGCATTTTTAGCGGTGTTTACCCAACCATCAACCGCGGCACTTTTGTAAATCCAAATCAATGCTTGCGCGTTCTTATGCGTGATGGTGAACCCGTTGTACTTTCCGAAGCGTTTACAACATGGGCAATTACCGCCATCATTTTGCAAAACTTTTAAATAATCTGCGCTAATCTTTGCCAAATATTCTTCTTCAAATAAATCGTTCATTTTGTAATGTCCTATAAGGTGGAGGTACTGGCGTTCGTCCGACAGAATTGTCGCGTTTTCCCCCCGTGTTACTTAGAAGGGCGCATCGTCATCAAATACGGGCGCGGCTTGGCGTGGTGCTGATTTAGGTTCTAGCGGCGGTTTAGCACTAAGCCAACCATCCCAATTAAGCGGCACATTGTCAATCTTTAAACTGATGCCCTGCCCTTTATCCCATAGCGTTCCCACTTTGGCAAAGCGTTTTTTGTTGTTGCCTTGGGCATCGGTGTATTCGCCCACTACGGCGATTAAATCTAATTTAGTTGACATGGTTTAATCTTTCATTCAGTTTACTAATTTTGGTATCTAGTTCGGCTAAGAACTTAACCACTTCTATTTCAAGCGTTGCCGCATATTCCGCATCGAATTCAACCCGCTTAACAAACATTTGTAACCCGTTTGGTAGGCGTGGGTCAAACGATACGAAATCACACCATGCGCGACCTGTGCAAGCCATTTGCCATTGCATTTGCGTTATGTACTTTGTCGGCACTTGTTCAGTAATCAATGTGTCGATATGGGTAGCGGTGTTAGGGCATTTAATTTCCAGTAAGCCAAATAGCCCTATCAAGCCATCAGGCGATGCCCCTGCGCGTTCAATTGTTGGGTGGGCGATATACCCTACTTCATCAACCAAAACATCGGCTAGGGACTCATAAGCGGCGCGGGCAAGCGGTTCGGTTTCTGTACCCCAAGCCATTGCCGCATTTGTGTACGATTCTGCAACCGTACCCGTCATTCGTTCGCAAATCAATTGCGCCATGTAGTTTTCGCGTGATGCTGAATAGCCGCTTTTGGTTTTGGCGATTACATCAGCAACGCGGGATGCCGTGACATTACCCAATCGTGCGGCAAACCATTCGGGCGTACCTTGTTCAACTTTTTCAATCATAAGAATTTCCCTTTTGCGCCACATTACAGTTTTGCTTTAACTTTATCTTTTGCGGCAATAACTTTCTTTTGCCAATCAGGATTGCCATTACAAGCGGTATAGGCGGCTTTGTAGGCGTTCTTTAAACTATCTTGGTCAGTTGATGCCTCAATAGCGGCTAGGTGGTCTATAAGGATTGTTTCATCAATCGTAGGTTTACGCACCGCGGTATTGCCATCGTCATCTTCAGGGGCTATGCCACATGCCGCCATAAGGCTATAACGGCGGGCATAAGTTAATGCTGAACCGTAGCCTTGGGCATCTTGTTTGTTAGCGGGTACATGAAGAATTCCACATTCAAGCATTTCACCCGATTCATGCACAAACATAGTTTCAATCATTACGCCGTTAGTGCAATCGTAATTCTTTTGAATAAGCGCAATGCCGTTATCGTTTAGCGCGTCTATAACCGCTTCAACGCAAGCGGCAAGGTCAGCGTAGCGGGATTTAAAATGCGGGTTTGTAGATGTCTTTAAAGCAGGGCCAAACGCCTTTTGTGCTTTGACCAATGCGGTTGCTAAATTTTTCATTGTTCAATTCTTTCTATTGGTTTTGCTACTAGCCAGTTATTACCCAAGCGGCGAACGCTACGAACCCATTGCCGTTGGTAGGAACGGATTACTTCAGGTGGTGCATCGTAGGATGCAAACATAGCGCGAACGCGTTTAAGAAATCGTGTATTCATGCTTACCCCCGCCATGCCAGTAGTACACCAATGCCGCCAAAAATGATGATGGCTAATGCACATTCAATTAAAGTTGTAATGATTTTGTGTTTCATGTTTTATCTTTAGATGTTAAGAAAAGTGTTATCGCGTACAGAATCGAAAATGTCATTTAAAGCGCGGTATTCACCGTAGGCAACAATGCGGTCTAAATCTGTTTTATCTTTGATTTGGTTTGTACCGTTATCAGATACAAAGCCCCAAATTTGTTCCATCTTTGCAATTTGATTTTGCAATTCGTTAAGTAAATTTTCTTTGCTAAAGCGAATCATTGTCTTGTCCTTTATTGGGGGACTAAGCCCCCATTTGTTTTAGTTAAGAATTAAGCGACCAGTAAAACCGTAGGACTTTAAGCAATCAATTGCGTTTTGGATTGCTTCTTTACGCGTAATGCCAAAGAACACGGGCGGCACATTTGTATTGGGCAAAGCGCAATCAAATTCAACAACCCAAGCGGGCGGCACAGTAGCGCGGATGCGGGGGTTGTATTGTTCTTGTTTAAAGTAACAATCTGCTTTGAATAAATTTGTCATTTTGGTTTCTTTCTAAAAGACCCTAGAAGTTAGGGCATGGGTGAATTATAAGCCAACTAATACACAGGTCAACAATTATTTACTAAGTATTTTCCCTAGTGTTGTTTTTTCTCAGTTTTAGAGTTTCTTTAAGACAAATTGCGGCTTGTTCTTGCGTAAACAATCCGCGTTTTTCAAGTTGGTTAATCCCTGCTTTGATATGCGACAACGCATAATTTTTTGGGTTGCCTATAACGCGGCAAATGTTATCCCACAATTGTTCAACCGTCATATTGTTCCAAAAGTAGTTATCAGGAACTACGCGGGCATGGGTTGTTTTGTCGTACATTGCAACCCCCTAATTAAGCCAACAAAGCCGCCAAGTGTTCGGGCGTACCCTCACGGTACACGCCGCCAACAAACGCGTAGTAGCGAACGCCTTTGGCATTGATAAGAACGCCAACCGCAGGGTGCAAATCTGTACGGGGGGTGAACTTGGCAACCTTGGCGGCATGGGCGGCATTTGCTTTTGCAAAACGCGCTTCAAAGGCATCGTTTTCGTTGCGCTTTTGTGCCATTGCATCAGAGAGAGTTTTAATTTGTGTCATTTGATTTACTTTCTAAAAGACCGCAAGATGTTTGCGGCATGGGTGAATTATAAGGTAACTAATATGCGTGTCAACAACTTTTTTAAATTATTTTGTAGGTAGTTTCCCTAGTGTACTTATTGTATTAGTTGGCTTATAATAAGGTATGACAAAAAAAGAATTGTTAACCAAGGTACGCAATCAAACCGAATTAGCGGAATTGCTAGGCATTAGGCAATCTGCTATTAGCCAATGGAAAGACATTCCAAAGGCTAGGCTTTGGCAATTAAAGTTACTCAAACCTAAGTGGTTCAAATGACAAAAATAGAAAAATACCTACATCACAAATCTTTGATGATGGAACACTTAGCATTTGCGTATGCGAATCAATCGATGCAAGATTCTTTGTACCAACTGATTTGCTACCACTTGCACAAAGATTACACGCAAGGTTATTATTATTTTATGACCCATCAGGAACGCAAAGATTTGCAAACAATGATGGTTCT